CTTAGAGAACTTGTTGGTACTATCAATGCTAATTCTAAGATGTCTTATCATTTAGGTCTTGGAAAAAATCTTATAGATTTAAAGACCTTTTCTATTGCAAATAAAGTTAGAGATGTAAAAATATTTGAGCAATATGCTTCCTATATGATAGATATGGCTCAAAAAAAGCTCTCTTTTAAGGACTTTTGCTTGCATGGAAAATTCTATGCTATAGATTCTACAACCATTGATCTATGTATGTCTGTCTTTGAATGGGCTAATTTTAGAAGCACTAAATCAGGAATAAAAATCCATACACAAATTGATTTAGCTACTAAGATACCTAC